GCTTGTGTTTTTTTGTGTTATTGAAATAAGCGACATAAGTGATTATATTAACAAATCGAATGAATCGATATTAATTTAAAATCATAGGGTGTTCTTATGAGTAAGCCAACAAAAACCGACACTAGTAAAAGGGCAATGGTTTCAGCTCTTGAATCTACACTTGGAATTGTATCTACTGCATGTAAAAAAGTAGGTATAAACAGATGCACTCACTACGAGTGGTATAATGAAGATGAAGATTATAAAGCACAGGTTGACGGCGTAAATGAATTAGCCATAGACTTTGCAGAGTCGGCATTGCACCAACAAATTGAATCGGGTAATCCGACAAGTACTATTTTTTACTTGAAGACAAAAGGCAAGAAACGCGGATTTGTTGAGAAAACAGAGATTGAGCACACTGGCGACCTAAATACAACGGTCACTTTATTCACTCTTCCCGATAATGAACGAGATGAATAAAAAAACTATATCACCACAAGCAGGAAGACAAACAGATTTTTTAGCTACCAAAGCCGACATCGCTATTTATGGCGGTGCTGCGGGTGGTGGGAAGTCTTTCGCTTTATTGCTTGAGGGGATGAGACACTTTCAGAAAAAAGGTTTTGTTGGTGCGGTATTTAGGCGCGATTCAACGCAATTAAGAGACGGCGGATTATGGTCTGAGTCACAAGATTTATATAGTTGCTTCAATGGCGTTAAGATGTCGGACGTTGCAATGACTTGGACGAGCAAAGAGGGCGGGCTTTTAAAGTTCTCCCACATGCAGCACGAAAAGGATAAGCTATCGCACCAGGGCAAACAATATTCACTTATCGGATTTGATGAACTGACGCACTTTAGCGAGTCTCAATTCTTTTATCTGTTATCGCGTAATAGATCAGTTGTTTGCAAGCCTTATGTAAGAGCTACTTGTAATCCAGACGCGGACTCTTGGGTAGCTGACTTTATTGATTGGTGGATCGGTGCGGATGGTTTCGCCATTCCCGAAAGAAGCGGAAAGCTAAGGTATTTTTACAGATCCGAAGGTATGCTAAATTGGGCGAGTGATCCAAACGAATTGATTGATAAGTTTAAGAATGAAATAACGGTTTTATATAATCGCGCCGAGTGGCCAAGAAGCTTTGACGACTTCGCAAGAAATATGATTAAGTCAGTGACTTTTATTAGCTCATCCATCTTTGACAATAAAATATTACTTCAATCAAATCCCGATTATTTAGCGTCACTACAGTCTCAAGATAAAGTGAACCGCGAAAGGCTTCTAAATGGTAATTGGAAGATAAGACAGAGCGCGGGAATGTATTTCAAAGAGGAGTACTTTAATTTTCTCCCTGCATTACCTAATAATATAGTTTCTTATGTCCGCTCTTGGGATTTAGCGAGCAGCGAGCCGACACCAGCTTATCCAGACCCAGATGCAACGGCAGGAGTGTTAATGGCAAAGGATAAAGACGGATTTTATTATGTCGTAGATGTAGCTTATGTAAAGGGAACGCCAGCAACGGTCAAGAAGTTAATAAAGAATACGGCGATAAGAGACAAAGAGAAATATAGAAACGTAGTCACAACGATCCCACAAGACCCAGGACAGGCGGGCAAGGGGCAGGCTCAAGACTTGGCGCGTATGTTAGCGGGGCATATAGTAAAGACTGATAGACCAACGGGTGACAAAGTAACGCGGGCAAGTGCTTACTCTGCACAGGCAGAAGTTGGAAATGTATATATAATTACTGGCGAATGGAATAATAAATACATTAGAGAAATGGAGTCTTTTCCCGAAGGCAAGCACGACGATATGGTCGATGCTTCAGCGGATGCTTTCAATGAATTAGCAGTGGTTAGACGGGTTAGAGTCCGCAGTTTATAGGAAATCTCGCATATTTTGGCGGTTTTCTCGCGGTAACTTGAATAAAACTCGTGTAAGTGTTAGATTTAACAAAAATAAAGGAATTAATTAAAATGACAAAACTGACACTTCAAGAAAAGCTGAACGGCGAAACGTGCGAATTTAAAGAGATGAGCGCGAGATATTGGAATCTCACAGATACTTTAATGGGTGGGAATGATATTATAAGATCGCAAGGGACGGTTTATTTACCAAAGTTCCATGATGAATCAGTATCGACTTATAAAACGCGCCTAAGTAGGTCGTATTTATTCCCCGCTTATTCAGACACGATTGATAGGCACGCAGGCAAGCCATTCTCTCGCCCTGTTATTGTTTCCGAAACTAACAACGCTCAACTTGATTCAATTAGCGAAGATGCGAATCTTGAAGGCCAAGACTTGACAAGCCTTTCAAAAGGTTTATTTAAAGACTCGGAAAATCACGGCTTAGGGTATATTCTTGTTGATATGCCAAGCGAAGGCGGTGACGGCAGTGTCAGCGGAGATCAAGACGCAAATATTAGGCCTAAGTTTATTCACATTCCCGCGCCTTGTTTATGTTATTGGGAAGACGCGGTCATAAATAACAGTCGCCAACTTACCGAGATAGTTTATAAAGACGAGAAGAAGCGTTATAGATGGACGATGGATACTTGGGAAGTCTACAAAGAAGCGAATGAGGACGAGTGCAGATTGTTAGCCGAGGCTTACGGCACAAGATATCTCAAAGTAGATAAATACTGGACTCTTGAAAGTGAGGGAGTTAATGAGCTTAAGCGTATTCCCTTAATTGTAAATTACTTTAATCGCATTAACTGGATGAGTGCAAAGCCAAGCTTATTAAACTTAGCAGAGCAAAATTTGAAGTATTACCAGGAACAAAGCGACCAAGACTCAATCCTTAGGTTTGCGAGAACTGGCGTATATGTCGCTAAGGGAATGAGCGGAGACGAAGCCGATCAGATTTCAATAGGCGCTAATAAGGTGATCGAAATAAGCGATCCAAGCGGAAGCTTTGAAGTCGTCGAGTATAGCGGGACAAGCATAAACGCTGGCCAAGCTTCACTTGATAAACTTAAAACCGAAATGGAGCTGACAGGACTCAAGCCCGAATTAAAGACTTCAGTAGATTCAACTGCTACGGGCGTAGTAGTAAATGAGGCTTCAGTAAATTCAGATCTTAAAGTTTGGGCTTGTGTTATTGAATCAAGCTTAACCAAAGCTTATGAACTTGCGGCGGAATGGCTCGGCGTTGAATTGCCCGAAGACTTCAAGGTTTCAGTTTACAAAGATTTCTCTGTTGCCGGCTCAATCGCTGACATGGATGTCATTATGAGAATGAAAGAGCTTGGTATCTTATCGCCCGAAACGGTTATAAAAGAGGCTCAAATCAGATCTATTATTGACGGAGCTATTGATCCCGAAGAGGAAAAAGAAAAGGTTGAAGGTTCAACGCCAGTATTCCCTGGCACAGGCGGGTTTTAATTGAGCTATGATTTTTTAGAGGATGCCGCAGATGAGCTATCAAAATGCGGTTTTCCTTATGCGATGGTGATGATTAACGGCGAAGGCTATTTACAATTATGTGAGTTAGCCAACACTACACGAGAAAAAAAAGCTTTGATAATGGCGCTTAGAAAAATGGCGCTTGACTTAGAAGGGGAGATTTTTAGATAATGCCTACTGCAAACGAAAGAGCTTTAGACGAAGGAATAAAAGACGCGGTTACGCTTGAGAGAATGAAGGCGCGGGAAGTTCGCGACGTTATCACATTCATGCGTAAAGACTTTGCACCCGATTATATAGAAGGCTTAAATAACAGTCTCGCGAGGATTGAAGGCTTGCCAAGAGATCAGCAACTAAGGCAGTTAGCTGGAATGATGAATTTTTTGAATGAGTTGGCTGCGCAAAAAACAGATCTTTTATTTAATGATGTAATTATTGAGAATGCTAAACAAACTGGCCTCATTTCAATGACTCAGCAAGTGGATGCTTTGAATGAGGCAATCCCCGATGAAGTTCTTGACTTGGGTTTTGTAGTTCGCGGAGTCAATGAGGCTACAATAAACGAGACTATAAGAAACACTCTCATAAATGGATCAACAATTCAAGAAACCGTCACAAACTTTGTTTCAGATTTTGATGGTAAAATAACCCAGCAATTAAGGATGGGAATAAATAACGGCGAGACTATAAGCGAATTAACTCAGCGGGTAAGAGGCGTTATAAATAAAAAGGGTGTCAATGCTCAAACAATAGCGAGAACGGTTCAAACTGCGGTAAGTGCTGAAGTGAGAGAAACGACTTTTGATGAAAACTCAGACGTCGTAAAAGCGTACGAATGGGTTTCAACTCTTGATACGCGCACAAGTGATATTTGTAAAAGTCTTGACGGTGAAATATATAATTTAGACGATCCAAAGAGAAGAAAACCGCCAGCGCACCCAAATTGCAGGAGTACCATAGTTCCTGTATTGAAGTCTTGGAAAGAGTTAGGCATCGACGCGCCCGAATTAAGCGCGGGAACTCGTCGAGATATGGACGGGAAGTCAATTAGCGCAAAGACTGATTATGGCGAATGGTTGAAAGGTCAATCTGAGAATGTTCAAAATGAAGCACTTGGAGAAGACAAAGCCAAGCTATTCAGAGATAATAATTTAGATATGAAAGATTTTGTTAATCGAATAGGTGAGCCATTAACAGCCGA